CTATTTATAGTTCGAAATCAGCAGCTCAGTCCTTAACTTTGCCCTGCTCGCTTTTGATGCGGAGCATGAGTATTTCAGGGTAACTTCCTCAATCGAAAAACCACAGAATATTTCTCTGACTTGAGGCGTATCGTTGATAGTCATAAGAAACTTGCCTTTAATGTCTTTCAGGATATCCAGCAGGTCATAAAAGTCCTGATCAGCAAAATCATATTTATAGCCTGGAATGTTCCAATATGGAGGGTCCAGGAAGAAAAACGAATGCGGCCGGTCGTACCTGGTGATCAGGTCGCGAAAGTCCTTGCATTCTATGGTCACATGGATCATCCGCTTCCAGGCATCTTCGATGGTGTTTTCAAGCGTCAGCAGGTTTAAACGCGGCTTGCCGGTAGTACTCGTGCCGAAGGTTTGGCCGGTTATATGACCGCCGAAGGCATTCTTCTGCAGATAGAGATATCTGGCTGCCCTTTGAACATCAGTAAGAGTATCAGGGTTGACCTGTTGTTCTCTGTCGAATTCAGAGCGAGAAACCAGACTAAATTTATACTGCTTATAAAGTTCTTCGGGATGATGCTTGATCACCCGATACAATGTAACCAGGTCTTTATCAAGATCATTGAGGATTTCTGCTGGTGATGGTTCTTTGGCAAAAAAGACACTTGCTCCCCCCGCAAATACCTCGACATAGCAGGTATGTTCAGGAATCTTGTCAATGATGGTTTTTGCCAGCCGAGATTTGCCGCCGAAATAAGGTATAACTCCTTTCATTTTTTTTTGCCTTTCCATTTGCAGCTTCATCTGCTACAACATCCTGCGTGCTAACCCAGCATTCGGGACTAAGCAGGTGAAGCCTGTCGGCCCCTTCCGTGTCTCTTCACGGTCGAGTGGTTGGGGGATGCGTTAACATCCCCGTTCCGTCTTCCTACGCTTCAAGAACCTTCCTTGTAAATCGTTTTGCGCCCTTGCCGGTCATATACCATCTGATAGCCAGCATCCTGGCCCGCGCTCTCCGCCACCACATGCCTTTAGCAACGGCTATCTGATAATATTCCTGATCCACTAGCGGCTGCAGGTAGCCAGGCAGCCACCCCATATTAATATAGTCACAGAGAACATCATGCCCACAACTCGCCTCGAGTGAGGATTTAACATCCAGGACCGGACCGCTGTTGCCGTCCCACGGATACCATTGCTGAACAGTTAACGTGCCGTCAGGTTGGATATTCGTGAGCTTATCCTGAACCGTAAAGCCAAGAATCGCTGTTTGCAGCGAAAACGTCTCAGCGACCACGTACTTATAGCCTTTATAGTATTTCACTGAACAACCACCGGAGTCGGGTTGGTGTTGGTTGCCGTTGTTCCGTCACCGCTGGCAGTGACGCTGGTGGACGTGGTCGGGTAAATAGAGCCCCCGGCAGTAGTCAGCTGAGTGCTGTACGACTTATTCATTGAGTCGGTCAGGGTGGCATCGCCGTTGAAAGTATTGGTATCACCGGCCACTTGCGATAGACTCTTTGCTATGCCCCAGGATGTCATACCCATAACGGCCATGGGAAGCTGACCGGCCACAGTATTAAGGACGTCCATGCCGGTAGTCGGTTTTGCGATACCAAGTGGTACCGGCTGCAGTCGTTCTACCTGCATCATGCCGATCACTGCCAGTAAAGTCCCCTCCATAGGGGTAGAGGGTCTGGCAGACGCCACCATGGTGGAGATGGCCTGACTCTGGGCAGCAATTCTGGTTGATTCCGCATTTGAGTGCGTCTGCAGGGCAGTGGAATAGTCCGCATAATCACCACCGGCACATCCACCCAGCATCAACGCCATAGCCAACATCATAACAATTCCTTGCTTCATTTCATCACCTCTTTTTTTTGAGTTCTATGGTTGCTGACATCCTTCCTGCCATCTTGCTGGCGAATATCCAGCAGCTTATATGCCTCGGTCGCTGTCCGTGCATACACCTTATTGCAGGCTACACAGATAACCCCGCCATCATGATTTCTGACACATACTTTTTTACACTCGGGGCAGGTGTATTTTTTCTTTTTCATCTTGCCACCATCAGGTTATTGCCGGTGACAATTCCCCCCAAAACAGTCAAACTTCCATACGTCCAGTTCCGATACGTTTGCCGATCGGCAGGATTAAGGATGTACTCGATATAGTAGTAAGCACATCCCAGCACCAAAATTTTAGATAATCCCATCAGAAGATAATTAGGTGGATTACCCCATATAGGATTTGCCTCTTTTGCATGTCCTGAGTTTATCCCCAGATAAGTGGATCCAAGATCACCTACCCCGTACATTGTTATAGCCCCACCAAACCAAAACGTGTTCCAATCAGTCCACTCTGTCGATGTCGTTTTATAGGTGAGCTGCGGAGTAAAAGAGACGCCATTGATCTCATCACCTATTTCATAGGTGCGGGAAAATGAACATAATGGATAGAGAATAATCGCCAACATCATCAACAAAAAAACTCGTTTCATTTCTTCACCTCATCGTTTTCCAGTTCAGGTTCAACCCAGTCCGGTCGTTTGGCCGGTGGATCCGGCTGCATCTCTTCCAATTCATCCCCGTTCCAGTGCTCTTCACACTGAAAAAATCTGCGACATTTTGCCATCGGGCATTTTTCAAGACAGGCCAGGGGCATTTCTTACACCTCCAATTCGTAATAGGTTAAACTCGGGGCCTTGCCGATAATAGCCCCATCAGCGGCAAAGGCTTTATCGCCAACTACCAACTCAATCGCACAGCGCAGGCGCACGACGCCATTTGTCATCGTGGTGGCGGTCACCGTGCCGTCGGCGTGGATGGCGGTTATAGTCACCACCTCTTCCGCCGCCGGTTTGATCAGGCTCTCGAATCTACGCCACAGGTTAATCGCCATACCAGCGCTCCACGTCGATATCTTGTGACACTCTCAGGCCCAGGCTCCTATCAGCAGCCACTCGCACCCCTACCACCTGGCCCCGCCAATCTATTCCCCGCTCGGACATCTCAATCAGTTGGCCGATCTCCAGCAGTCCGGGCAAGGAACCGGAGACCGTCAGCGGCAGCTCCAAGCCTTCTTTACTCCACTTGCCTGACCGTCCGATGATCTCCCTGCCTCGTTCACGGGCCGGCTCAGTGGCGGTGATCAGCGCGTCGGTGACCATGGGGGCGACAATATCGCCGGCGGTGCCGGTGCGGAAGACCTTGGCCAGCACGCCCTGGGCCTCTCCGGATACAAAAACCGCGTTAAAAGCTGGACTGTTGACGTAGTCCCGGCTCAGTCTGCGCACCACATAATCAGAGATACCGAGATCCGGGGTGGCCGCTCCCCATGTCCACGGCAGGGAGTGCAGGCGGGGGATGGCCAGCAGCTCTTTCGCGGTGCGGTTACTGAGCAGCCTTCCCCCGGCGGTCTCAACAATCCGTTGGATGGTCTTGATCGGTGAGCTGTTGCTGTAGCTCAGCGCCCCGGAGCTCACCAGCCAATCCACCACGCCCCAGTTAATGGTCCAGCCGGTATAGAGCAACTGTTCTTCGGCCAGCTGCCGGGCATTGGCGGCCAGGGTGTTGCTCCCGGATTGCAGTACAGCGTAAGGGTCAGCCAGCACCGACGAAACGGACCGTCCCCGGAGCTGATATTCCCGTTTGCCGAACGATGCCGATTCGCTCCAACTCTCCACCAGCACCACCCACTGAAAGCCGTTGATCTCGACCTCCACCTCCACCGGCTCGGCCAGCGGCATGACCAGGGCAAGACTCGCCTCCGGCACCCTGGCGGAAAAGCTCCAGCACCAGGAGTCAATATCCGCCGCCACCTCAACCCTGTGGAATTCCACCGGGGCACGGTCGCTGACGCGGGTGAGCAGAGCCGAGTTCATGGTGTACAGCACCTCCAGTTTTGCCGCACGCGGCCAGGTGACCGGCGGGAGATAAATATACTGATCACGCCAGCCGCCGGGCTCCCGCTGTTTACAGCGCAGATCATAGGACATCCGGTCAAAGTAGAGGCGAATATCGGCCCCGTCATTAACCTGCGAGATATTGGTGTCCATATGGAGCACGATGGCATCCCCGGCAGGCGGCTCATAGCCGCGCAGACAGATGCGCTCGTACAGTTCCCGGCCCCAGTAGACCCGCTGCAGTTTATCCCAGCGCGGCAGGCTGTTGATCCAGGGGACCACATGCCGGGTGTCCCGTACCACCATGCCCTCCCAGGCCAGCCGATGCTGCGGATCAAGCGGGCGGCAACGGTTGATAAACGGCACCACCACGCGCCGGTCATGGCGGTCAAAAGCTCCCCAGGCCATTCCCACCGTCCGTTGGCAAGCAGCCGGGTTAACCCAGGGCAGACGGCGGGTATGATCCGCAGCCGCGCCGGATTGCCAGGCCATGGAGACAGGCAGCCTGTCCGTCTTGGTCGTCTCGCTCCAGGGTGCGCGCACCTCCTTCTGCAGGTGCGCAGCCACCGCCGCAAAGTTGGAGCGCAGGCTGCGATCAGTCCGGTCCATGCCCTTCCAGGGGATGGCGCAGCCGCGATCAACCCGGCGCAGCTTGCCCCAGGCGATCCGCTTGGCTCCGCCGTAGGCAGGCAGAGGCAGGGGCTCTGCCTGGATGCCGAAAGAGAGGATAATCCCATCCCCGGCCGGAGGCGTATAGCCGCCGGTGAAATCCAGCTGAAGGGCATCACCGGCAGGCGGGATATAGACCACATCAAGCCCCCGTTACCTGGCTGATAAAATCAGCCGGTGCGGCGTTATAGTCCTGCCCGCCCAGCTCATCCAGCCCCACCACCAGCAGGGAGGCCAGAGGGTATTCGGGCAGGCCGAGGAACTCGAAGGCCCCGGTAACCGGGTCGCTGTATTTCGCAGCTACCAGCGTCCACGAGTCGCGCAGCAGCACGCAGACCAGTTTTTTTCCGGGCACACCGTCAACCATGCAGATTCCCGCCAGGCGGTGTCGGTCGGTTCTGAAGGGTGGAGCCCCTGAGCGGATAAAATCAAAGAGCATCATGCCCTCCAGTCATCGAGCGAGATGAAATAGCCGCCGACATATCCGGCATTAAGATATCCATTTATAACAAGATAACTCTTCCCATCGACTGTTTGGGTAGATAGCTGCTGGAATGATGCCGAGTTGTGGCATGGATAATAAAACCCTGGGAGCCAGCCTCTTAATGTATAGGCCGCGCTATCGTTAATATAGGGCCGAGATATTAAAATAGGATCGCCATTAACAAAAGGCATGCCTACTACACCTGGCGTGTTTATGTTATTTGTACTTACGTTTCCTTCTGCTCCAGGTCCTCCACCGCAAATAATCGCAGGCACTATTGATCCTGGTGAGCCATTAGCCTTTCTGGGCATTTTGATGGTTCCGTTTCCTGACGACGTTGACTGAATTCTTAATGAAATATCCAATCCAAGCCCATAAGTGTTAAGAGAAACACCTGCGTTGAGCAAACAGGCGTAGTTATCATCCGGAGACCACTTGATTATGTCGCCAAAAAAAATCTCATTTTTATTTATATCTGCGTTAGTTGGAGTTACGGCAGCAGACGCAAACCTCCAACAGGTAAAATAAAAAGCCCTTTCATCAGCTACAAGCACCCACGGCCGCGCCGTAGTGCCTGCGGCGTTCGATATATACCACTCACCTAGAGCTGTTGACGAAAAAGGAAACAGCCCGGCATCAACATTGGTCATCACCTCGTAGCCCATTATTTTGGATTGATAGGCATACGTCGCCCCGGCCCCATCAACCTGCAGATAAAACCCCGTGCCCGTATCTGGATTGTTGCGGAACGCTGCCTTGTCAAAGGTGGCATTGACATATTCCCGCGTCCAGCCCGCCGGGAGTTTGGTGCCGTAGCCGGTGACCAGGCAGGCGTATAAAATATCGCATAAGCTGCGTCTCTCGCCCCTCGCCACCGGCGCGTTGGAATCGTCCCATCGGTAAACTATTGGTATCATGTCGCTCTCTTCGTTCGCTGAATTACGAATTTTGAATTACGAATTACGAATTAAAGGCAAAACCTCGTAATTCGTAATTCGTAATTCGTAATTGTCTTTATCTCGCATCACCCCGCGGCTGGATGGTGAAATGATCTTCCGGCTCGGTCTCCGGACCCTGCAGTGTGGTACGCACCGACCAGGCACCAGGAGCGGCTCCGGTGGTGTTAAAACGGTTGACGTTTCCCGCCACGTATCCTGAACCGAAACCGCGATAATCCTGGAAAAAATAGGCATTGCCGGTGGCCTGGTTGATCGGGCTGAAATCCTGGGTGATATAGCCTGAGGCCACAATGCCGCGCTTCTCGCCGATCAAATAGAAATGATCGGGGCTGTCAAAAACCTGCGCCCAGCGCTCAGTCACGCAACCCCGATTGGTCACCGTCAGCGGATAATCAATCTCGTTATAGGTGGCGGTGGCCGGATCGCCGATCAGATCGTCGGAAAAGACATTCGTCCATGTTTTTTGATCGAACAACCCGTATGCCCGCGCGCGCAGATCGCCGAAGAGCAGGGCCGAGCTGACCAGTGTCCCCGCTACCGGGTAGTCCTTGGTCACCCCCCTACTCAAATTGATCTGACCGTTGATCTGGGTGGCCGACACCAGCACCATGTCCTCAATCTTGTGCATGGCCACCAGCGGCATGATATAGCCGGTGAAGTCGCTGTTCACCAGGTCGATGGTGATGGTGGTCCCGCCCTCCTCGTGGGCGTACATGGTGGTAGGGACGCGCAGCGGAATACCGGCGCTGCTGTCATAGATCTCCACCGAATCAGCGGCGCGGGGCAGGGTGTAGACATAACCCGCCGTTGGATCCGGCGACAGGGTCAGCGCTTGAGTATTGTGTACCACGGCCACATCACCGCTCCGACAGATCGGAACCCGGCCATCCACCGGCAGCCGCACCGGATCGATGCCTAACAGCTCAGCGTCGAGCGGAATAAAGGAATAAACAACGCAGGCATAGGTCAGCGTCTCGCAAAAAGCAGGCACCGGCTTGAATATTTGGCCATCGATATCGACCAGGTCAATATCGTACCATGACTCACCCTCGTTACCGATAGCGTCCACCAGCTCGCCGAATTCCACCGACACCACCCCCGTCTCAAAATTGGCCAACCCCCGGCAGAGCTGGCCGGAGATCGTCCCATCAAATCCCGATGTCCCGGAAATCGCCCGGCCATCATTGGCAACCCCCTGAATCTGGATGGAGCCCGGCCTGATCGGCGCGCCCGGCGTGCGGAATGTGCAGCCGGACATGAACTGATGGCCGAAGCGGCCCAGCATGGAGGTGACTTCAATGGCGGTAGACCCGCCCTCGTACAGATCCAGGATCACCTCGCCGGTGGTATAGTTGATCGTCCCCACGTCAACGGCCATGCCGGTAATCATGGACGCTATTCTGTACACCCGACCCAACCGGTCAACATGGCGCACGCCATCGAGCAGAAACGCCACCGAGCTCGGCACCAGAACTTTGCCGCTGATATCACGGGTAAGGTCGATGATCACCGGCTTGACCGGCGTGGTCTCGGTGGCCGCTACTTCGGCGGCGGCGCTCAGGGTATAGGTGGAGATCAGCTCGGAGGTCGTCCCACCGGATATAGCGGTGATAGTCTGCGTATAGCTGGTGATCGGCGCGGAGTGAGTCGCGGATGCCGAGTTATATTCCGCTACAGTGTAGGTCTCGCTGATCGCTGATTTGGTACCGCTGATGGCCCCGACGTTCAGCGATATTTCCCCGGTGAGGTAATCTATCGAGCCGGTTACCCCGCTCACCTCTACAATGGTTGAGCTGGTGGAGGTCGTCAGCGAGGGCGTTACCTCAAAGTCCCAGCCGTAGGTCATCCCTCCGGACGATCCTGAGCTGCTCATGGCTAGAATGCCGCTGAATCCCCCGGCGCTCAGGCCGCCTGCGCCGTCGTCGCGCAACTCGTAGATATGACCGAAACCGGCAGCAAACCCCACCATCACCCGCAAATCCAGCGTCCCCGGCTTAAGGGGTGCCTGGCTCAGGGTGGCGGTGGCGATCCCCGCCGTGGTGGTTATCGCCATCGCCTCAGTGAGCCAGGGGTATTTGTGGTAATTGAGCTCGTAGGTGGTCTGGGGAGAGGGTAGCAGGGTTGGTTCGAACAGCATGCGACCGGTGGCATAGTTGATGGTTCCGGTGGCGGCCCCGGTCAGAAATCCGGAGCCGTTATCGGTGGCGGTGACGGTGCTGCCGCCGGACATCCAGGAGATAGTCAGCGATCCCGGCTTGACCGGGGCCTCGGCGACGGTGTGATCGATCTGGGCGGCGTCAATGGTGACCGAGCCTGCCAAATCGACCAGCTCCAGGGGCGATCCCCAGGAGAACAGGATCCCGCTGCCGACATCCGGCAGGGCGGCGCAGGTCAGTATAACTGAGCCGGTGGCCAGGTTTACCGTGCCCGTCCCGGTGGCGGCGATATCAGGCACCAGATTGCCTGCTCTTTCGCGCAGACGATACCATTCGCCCTGGGCCATGTAGTCAACCACCAGCGTTCCGGGGGACGGCAGCGGGTTGAGGAGAGCGGTAAAATTATACCCCCGGTTACTCAGCTCCACCGGGATAATGAAGGTGTCATTGACTCGGGGGGATTCGGCCCCGGCGATGGCGGTAACGGTAGCGGTAGCGGTGGCGCTGGCCACCCCGGCAAAGGAGATATGGCCGGTGGAATAATCCACTGTGCCCATCTGGGTGGCTCCCTCGTAGATGATGCCAGCCCCGCCGGTGTCGGTGTAGGTGTGGCCGTTGTGGTCCACCGCGAGGGAACCGGGCTTCAAACCCATGCCGAAATAGAGGGTACAGCCGCTGCTCATCGGGAAACTCGGCACAGTAATGGCGCGCGCTATTCCGCTGCCGATCACCGGTCCGGCCTCACCAACGGAGAGGTCAACCATGGGCGCTTCGCCTTGCGAGGTCGGCACTATCTGGGCATAAATACTCTCCACGTTTAGCACCACGGCGCTGTTGGGGATCGCCTCGGTGACCGGCATGGCCCCGTAGTATTTGGCGGAATCCGCCACCACGGTGGTGTAGATATCCCCGCCGGTGACCGCGTCGTTGGTGGTAATGGCAATCCCGGGGAAGGTATAGCGCAGCGGATCTGAGATAGTCATGGTCACCACGGTGCGATTAAACGACTGAGCTATCTCGCCGTATTCAGTTGATGAGGCGGTGGTCGTAAACTCCTGTTCGCTGCTCTCGACCTTTGATACCCGCACATATTGCGACACCTCGCCGGCCAGGCCTTCGTCTTTGATGAAAAAGAACACTGATCCGACCTTCGGCACGGCCAGTCCCCGTTTTTGAAACAGGAGGATGGCCCGACTGCCTGCCAGTTGGTCTCCCCACAGCCATCCCTGATACTTGGGGCCTCGCGCTACATAGCTTTCTAATCTATTCACCGCCCCGGCCCGGTCTTCCGCATCCGACTCGGAGGCAATCAAGACCACACTGACACCCGGATCGGCGGTGCGCTCGCTGACTATCACGTGCGCCCCGTAATAGGCGTCAGTATCGGCGGTGTCGACATGCACGAAGAATTTGCGCAGCGAGACCCGGCCAATGGTCCGGTCGAGACGGCTGATATCGTCATGCAGGTTGTTGATCGCCCCATCCACGATCTCGGTTGCGGTCATGAAGCCGCCACCGTCCGTCTCATCGGTGAGTCGCTGACTGGCGCGGATCTTTATATCATCGGTTGTTACTGGCATTGTGTCGCTCTCTTTGTTCGCTGAATTACGAATTGAGAATTACGAATTACGAATTAAAGGAAACGACCTCGTAATTCGTAATTTGTAATTCGTAATTTAATTTAGACTGCCATTAATTTTATAGTAAACCAGTACCAGTCCTCATCCGCCGGCGGCACCTGCTCGAGCACGGCCTTGGCATCAACAGCCGGGGCGTCCTGGTGGCGGAACATGACGGTGAAGATCCGACCATGGTAATCCAGAGTCAAACTCTGACCGGCAATCCCGGCCCAAGTCATCAGGGCCAGGATGGTGACCCGAGCCAGCCAACTGGATGATTCATCGCCGCCCAGGGTAATCGGTCGACCGGCCAGCCGGGTACCGCCTTGAATATCCAGCGCCCCGGACAGCATATATTCGATGGATTGATCCACCGGGCTCCAGTCCAGCTCATCCCGCCATAAAGTGTCATCGGGCAGGGTGATGGTGGTAGTACTGTCGGTCAGGGTGATTGTGGTCATGCGCGCATCCCCGCCAGTTCCAACTGCTTGATAAAATCAGCTACATCGTTCGGCGAGCCCTGCAACCTGGCATTCCCCAGGCGGATCTCATGCACCTGCGCCGCTTGCTGTTTGCCGGGTCCGGTAGGGGCGGCATCGGCCAGGGCGCCCATGGCCTTCTGTAACTGCGATGAAATACGGGTGTTTAGTCCATCAATCCCCATAAGCCCTGATTTTGCGGCCTTGCCGGCGGCATCGGTCATCATCTTGCTGATCGCCAGGCCCAGGTTGCCGGCAGAGCTGACCCCGGAGAAGGCGGTGCGACCGGCGAGCTTGTCGCTGATCCGGCCGCTGCCGTCTTTCAGCCCGGCGTAGGTGGTCTTGGCCTGATCGGCGTATTCTCTGGCTTCATCGAGCCTACCGGCTGCCATGGCTGCCTTGGCTGCTTTTTCGTAATCGGCGGCGGCCTTGGCCTTTCTTCGCCAGCGCTGCTCCTCGGTGGCATGGGGATCAAGGTCGCTCAGTTCGTCGGCCAGGGAGCGCTCACGACCTGCGATCTCGTCCTGCAACTCCTTGACGCGGGCGGCATATTTTTCAAATACAGACTTGGCCTTACCGGTGGCGTCCTCTTCGGCCTTGATCCGCGCGGCGGCGGATTGTTCAGCCGACTCGGCCAGATCTTCGTTGCGTTTAACCGCCTCTTCGTGCAGGCCTTTGTCCAGCTCAGCCAGGCGCAGCTTGGTCTGATACTCTTTTTCTGCCGCAACCTGATCCGCCTCGATCTGCGCCTTCTTGGCCTCTGCACCCTTGGCGAACGCCTGGCGCTCGGCCTCCACATTTGCGAGGCTCTTCGCCATTGCCGACAATGTCCCGGACTTCATCTGCTTGGCCCGCAACTCGTTCTCTTTGGCTGCGGCCTCCAGGGCGGCAATGGCCGGATCATATGTAGCCGTCGCCCGCTTGGTGACAACTGTTTCGCCCTTGGCGGCGGCGTCTTCCTCGGCCTGCCGGTTGCGCTCGTTTTCAGATTGGAGCGCGTCGAATATTTGCCGCTTGCGCTCAGAGGCCTTGGCTGCATATTTGGAGGCGGCAGCCATATCGACCTGTGCGTTCATCTGGTCGATATGGTCGAGGGTGGCCATGCCCTGGAACAACTCTTTGCGCTCGGCCTTGCGTTCGGTCTCGATCTCCTTGATCTCTTCGCTGATCAGGCTGGCCCCGGCAGATCCACCGGATCTGGATATCACCTTTTTCGACTTCTTGCCGGCCTCTGTCTCCCGGTCATTTTCTGGTTCTTCCTCCGGCTCTACCTCGGATAACTGTTGTTCTCCTTGTCTTTGTGGCGGATGTTTGCGGGCCTCTTCTGCCGCCTTTTCAGCCGCAATTCTCCGCTGCTTTGCCGCATAGTTTTTCGCATATTCTCGGTCGTAATTAGAGCTATTCGGATCAACCTTGCGGTTGTGGTCCGCCTGCCTGATCTTCTCCCGCTTGCCATCTTTCTCGGCGTTGGCCTTGGCCACATCGTCAAGCCTGGTGTTCTTCTCGTCGTTAAGCTGCTTTTCTTGCTGCTCCCGTTCGGCCCAGCGCTTCTTGCGGTCCTCCAATTCCTCCGGCGACAAGACCGCCTCATCAAGCTGATCGAGATATTCAGGGGTGCGGTAACCGACATCAGCTTTTTTCTGCGCATCCGGAGTGTCGGATTGTTTAGGGTTTTCAGGGGCTTCCGGCTGCTTCTCCGGCGCGGTGTTTTTCTTCTCCCCTGCGCCCTTGCCAGCCTTGATATCGGCAAGCATCTCTTTATAGACTGTGTTGCTGATAGCGATTTTGTCATCAATGGCCTTGACATCCGCATCCGAGCCGGTGAGCTGCGCCCACATCTTTTGAGCAGCCAGGCGCGCTTGATCGGCTTTGTGGATCAGGCCCACCATGGCCGTCTGCACAATGTCGATCTGGCCGATGAGTCCGCCAAACCACTTGCCTGCCTCCCAGGCCAGCAGCAATCCTGCGAGTGCCCCCATCGTGGTCTTAAGCGTCATCGCCCCCAGATTGACCGACTTGATAGCGGTGACTGTTGATGCCGCCCAAGGACCAAACTGCTGGCCTGTAGTCGCCAGCATCACCACATTCAGCGCCCGCCATACCGTGGTCAGCGAAGAAATGGCAAAAGATAAAGTCCCGGCACCGAGCACCACGAGACCTACTGCCGCCACCGCTTCTTTATTATTCAAGACGAACTGCATGGTCGCCGTGGCAGCAGTGATCAGGATGGTCGCGAGCTCGCCGATCTTGTCGGCGTTTTCGGCGATAAATGTCGACAGCTGTTTGGTGGCTTCAACTGCGTTCCGGTTGCCTTCTACTGCATCTAAGATATTGGCCCCGACCAGGGCATAGGCACCGGACAGGGTAGTGACCGAATCGGCAGCTTTGCCCGTAAGGGGGGTTGCCTGTTCCAGAAAGACGTTGAAGCGGATCTGGGCCTTTTCCAGATCTGTCAGATCTTTCCAGGCCTTGTTGTGAGCGTTATGGGCTTCATGCCAGGCCTTGACGTAGTTCTCATTCAGGGTCAGGCCCAGATACTCAGAAGCCTCTGCTTCGCCGCGCATCGCCGCGGTTACCCGCTCGATACCGCCATTCAGGTCGGTCTTACCGGCACTGAGGTCGGCGGTCCTCTTAATGAGGACTTCCATCTGCTCGGCAGAAAAACCGAGGCGCTTGGTCATGTCGATGGTCGAGGCCACTGCCGTTTTCAATTCCGACTTGGAGTATATCCGCAGCTCTCCGGCCATCCGGCCGATAGCCGCCGTCCAAGAGTCGGCATTGCCTATATTGGTGAATTCGCGATTTGCCGCCCGCAGCGATGCCTCCAAGGAGAAGGCCGCAGAATCGGCAGACCGTAACAAGCCGACGACCCCGATGATCGACTGAAAGCCGAGGTAGGCCCCGACCAGGGCAGTGACATGGCCCTTTAAACCCTGGACAATACCACTCTGTTGTTGCAGTTCGGCGTTGTATTTTTTGACGGCAACTAGATTTTCCTGCAGCCTGGCTTTGGTCGTTGAGAAGGCCGCATTGGCCCCACCGGCCATATTGCGCACGCCGGTACCGGCAGCGCTGAGGCCTTTTTTGAAGGCCTCAGCGTTGAGGGTGAGGAACATTTCCAAGCGATTATTGGGGTTCATGCCTATTTACCGTTCAAAGTCTCAAGCGCGATCAGGAAGAAGTGCCACCCGTAATGCCAGGCACCAACATGGCCAGCTTGTATGAGTCGGCAAACACTTGCGGCAAGGTTTTTGAGAGCTGCTCCACCATGCCGGTTATGGTTTGCTTGAGGCCGACCTTGGCCGCTATTGCCAAAAAAGAGCTGTTCACCTCCATAAAGGTGTTGACTAGTTGTTCGAGCTCGGAGGGATAGAGTTGCTCCACCTTCTCCAGTGGCAGGCTGATACAGTCCAACGCCAGGGCCAGGAGCTCCGGGCCTGTTTGACCGGATGACATCGCTTTGTAGACGGCAAAGGGACTGATTTCCTTTACCGTCACTTCGCCGAGACCTTCGACGTTGATAATTTTGCTTTTCCGCATTTAATCCCCCAAATTCGTAATTCGTAATTCGTAATTGATTAAGCCGATCAGCTCAGCCAGGTATGTTTCATTGGCTCATCGAAGCCGGTCGGTGTTTCGAGGACGCCGTCGAAGGTGACCTCGGCGAACTCGGTGCCGATGAAGCTGAAGTTGCTGGTCGGGTTGAGGCGCATCATATAGACGTCGGTGATAAAATCACGGCCGTCGGCAAAGTTCTGACCATCGAGCTTGACGCGGATCCGCACGTTGCTCTTGGTCATCGCCTTCATCTCGACGCCGTTTACCGCCGCATAGGTGGGGGTGACCTTGCATATCTCGCCGCTCGGAATACTCCCGGTGGCCAGGGCTTTGATCATGCTCAACCGGGTATTGAGCTCATAATCGGTGCCGAGGACGTAGGTGGTTAAGCCGGTGGGATCTGTCACCACGGCGGACGCCAGCATGACCCCGCCTATCTCCACCCACTTATCCTCAATGGTCGTCACATCCCGCTCGGCAGCAGCCCCGGCTGCTTGAGTCAGTATCGAGTTAGTCCCGAAGAAGGCGGCGGCAAAGAGCGCCTGGTCGAGCTGGTTGAATTTCACGGTGCAAGTCATCGGCTTCGGCAGGGTGACCGAGGCGATAACCTGACCGGTCTTGCCCCGGCCGTTCGAGGTTTGTTCTTTCCTCTCGGCGTCCGGCTTCGGCGTAAACTCGCTGCAGTTGCCTTTCAGCTCCAGGCCGGTGCGTACACCGGTGTCGCTCAGTATGTCGACGTAGGCATCAGCCTCGCCTATAAACGAAAATGGTGCTCCCATGATATCTCCTTAAGTTGTGGTCATGGTCGTAAAGCGAACCTCGTAAACGACCCGTGTTTGATTGAATTTTGCGACAAACCTTTTCCCCGCAGCCGCCAGGAACCTCGCCCCCCGGCATGGCTGCCAGCCGACTCCGGCCTTCTCCACCGCCTCTATCAGATCGAGGGCTTCACCCGGCCCGGCAGTCAGCTCCAGGACGACTATCACCGACCAGTAGCGGTTGATCTTCTGCCCGGCATAATTGCTGAGCCCTGCAGCCGGCTTCTCCGGATAGTCACCGGAGTAGATTACCACTGCCGCCGGCAGCAGCTCGGCTGTTTCCATGGCCTCTTCCAGTTCCTCCAGGCCGACTACTGATTTCAGGCCCACCACCTCAGCCTTGATCCTGGCAATGAGGGCCTCAAGCTGCTGGGCCAGACTGAGGATCGCCGCCATCTAAAAGCCCTCCAGGAGACCGCCAGGGCCGGACAGGATCTTTCCGCTTGCATGGGCCAGGGCCTGTTGCGGCGGGGCGGACGGTTTGACATCGCTGCCGAAGCTGATCGATCCGGTACTGATCTTCAGCAGGACGGCGATATCGGCTTTATATTGGCTCTCCCAGATCTCCGGCACCTGGTTCCGGCGGCGATAGAGATTGTAGATCGCCAGGTTGGCCGAGATCGTCCCGATCAGGCCAGGCACCGGATCAAGGGGCACTTGGCGCTGCACTCCGACATAGCCGTCTATGACTGTGTCGCCTTGGGCGATCGCCGCCGCGATGGTGGTCATATCGACGGCGGTCGCTCCGGCCTGATCGTTGGATAGCTTGATCAGGGCCGCTGCCGGCAGCAGCGCCAGCAGATTATCTATGGTTGAATAAGCCATGGCTTAAATAGCAGTTCCCGCGCAGATGGCCTTCGGTACCGGTACCGGCACCGGCTTGGACATGCCGATAATGTTGTAGCCGCTGGGGTTGTCCATCTTCACCGGCTTGCTGAAAAACGGCATCGGCAAAAGGTTGGCATCGAGATCATCGAGTGCGCAGTAGAACAATTTGAACGGGGCATCGACGGCCACGGCGACAATCTTGTCATCGGCAACCGACGGCACCCAGGCCCCGGCGTTGGCCAGGTCCTTATAGCCGCCGGTAGCGAGCAGGATGGTGAAGCCGGCGATGGTGATGCCCTTTTCGGTGACCTGCGCGTTGATCTTGGCATCCTGGACGCCGAGGATCTTGTTGGCGACGGCGATGTAGACATCCTGACCCGCCAGGTAGACGATTTTGGAGCCGTAGCCGGAGGCGCGCTTGATGACATTGCCCATGGCTATCAGATCCAGGAGGATAGTGGCCAGGGTCTTGTCGACATGGTCCCACTTGACCGTGATGGTCTGGCTGAGAATCGAGCCGAAATTGACCGAGTAGGTGTCAAGGCCCGAATCGGTCTTCATCGGATAGGCGATGGACCCGGACAGACTCTGACAGGCCATGGCCTCGGTTGTCGACCGCACCGCCCGCCGCTGGGTGTCGACCTTGCCGCGCACCCAGTATTCGATGCCCTGATCGCCAAGCAGCTTGAGGTTGTTAAGGTCGACCGCCCCGAGGAAGCTGGACACATCCACCGGCTGGGGCTCCAGGTAGGTGATACCTTTGCTCTCTCCGGACAACGGGTAAGCCGCGGTGCCACGCCGGACCACCGGGACGTTGCCGGTGATGCTGAGCAGCTCATCGACGCCGAGTACCGGCAGGGGATGGGTGATCCGGTTGCCGTAGATCAGGTCCATGATAAAGGTTTCCAGGACCGGCAGGGCCTCAAGATGCTGGGCCACCGCTGCCGGAGTAAAGTACTGACGAATGTTCACTTGCATGATTGGTTCTCCTTGTTAAATGGTTCGCTTGAATTACGAATTGAGAATTATAAAAAGAACCGCAGTTCATTCGTAATTCGTAATTCGTAATTCATAATTGTCTTTTTAGATGGCGTAAATGCCGATCGCTTCCAGGGCGGCAATATCCGCCGTCGCTGCAGCCGCCCCGGCCACATCGAGATTATCGGCCACCACCGTGCCGTGCCTCAGCACCGGCCCCACTCCTTCGACTGCGGTATCGATGGCCTCGGCCAGGACGCCGCCTCCGGCCAGGTCGTCAACACCGATCAGGCCGGCTTCCTCCCAGACTGCCGTGGCATCGGTGACCGTCGCCTCTGCCGTAGTCGGCCAGGTCGGTTCGGCGGTATGGGATGTTCCGCCCGTGGCACAGCGGTAGTAATGGCCGTTAGCCACCGTCGGCAGCGCCAGGGCTCCGGCTGCATAGACTGTTGCCGCAACCCAGGCTACGGCAGCGGCCAGGCCCGGCTCATACGCGGCCATGGCCCCGTTGCTGTCTTTGGCCACAACCCGGCCCCTGGGGAGCACGCGGCCGTCCTGCCGGAAGGCTGCGCCCCGGATGATGGCCGGATGGGTCCGGTCGATGATCTGTACATCTGAAAACTGCTGGCTGCCCAGCACTGCGTTAAATGGCATGATCGTTACTCCTTGTTAATGGTTGTCGTAATTTCTAATTCGTAATTCGTAATTGTCTTTTCAAACCTTATGGGACAGGTCGACCAGCTTACCCTTCTCGCCTTTGCGAGCAAAATCCTTCACCGCTCCAACCGGCAGATCTCGGGTAAACTCGGCTGCAGCCAGCCCCTTGACGAAATCCTTGAACCAGGCCACCGGTTGCACCGACTTGGTGGACCCATCGTCCGCAAAACTGAAATCGGCGGTATCGCCGTCCGGCAGACTGCGCATGAACGCCGTTACCTCATCCTTGCGTGCGGCGGGGAGCTTGCCGGTGGCGACCATTTCCGTCTCCACCCAGGCCGAGAACTCAGCCCCCTTGGCTTCGTCGGCCTTTTTGTCAGCAGCTTCCTTGTCGGTCAACCTGCCTGCTTTCTCGGCAGTCAGGTCATCCTGGGCTTTTTTCAGGTCTGCCTGCAGCTTTGCAATTTCTTCTTCCGTCATCGTCGTTTTCTCCTTAGTGTTGCCGGGGTTATCGACCTGCCCTGGCAGGTCGAAGCCATAGTCGACACGATCACCGTCGCCGGCGAATTGTGCCGTCTGTTTCAGTCCCTCCACCTGGGGCAGGGTGGCCCCCAAGAATCCCAGATGAAGAAGTTTTGGTCCTTGCGCGGTCCTCGCGATCCGCACCGACCGGTTGCGAAATTTGTTCTCGGCCAGGGCTTGGGCGAAATCCTTATGCAGCTCACCAACCTTGCCCGTCAGCACATCCCCCACCCGCTTCACTGCGGCCAGCCAGCCCCAGGCCGGGGAATCGGTCTCGGGATGGCCAACCACAATCGGCACCTGGTCGGAGGTATTGAAGTTGGCAACCATCTTGTCCAGATCATCCGCGCCGTATGTCCCCTTGGCCCCGTAGTCTCCGGCCCGGAAGATCTCGGTCCATGCCCCTGCCGTTAATTTCATTTCATCCTCTCATGAGTTTGTTGATGTTGCCGGTGATGACATCGGAGATATCTTCCCAGTCCTCTTCCTGGACCAGCATGAACTCACGCGCCGGCAGGTCCATATGAAATTTGCGGCTGTGGGCCTTGACCGTGACCGCCTTCATCGCGATCTGCTTGCCGAAGGCCTGGGTGATCCGCCGCACATGCTCCCGCACCTGCTGGGTGATCTCCTTGTCGATGCCGAAGTTGTGGGCGGCGGCATAGGCGACATTGGTGCCGACCCGGACCTCGTCGCGATCACCCACACCGACGATGGAATTCATCAACCGGGCGGTATCGACCAGGGTTTGCCCCGATTTGTTGCCGTACCCGGCGTCCCCATCCGCCCGTTTTGAGGGCGTCCATTTGTCCGGCCTGCCACCCTCGCGGAAGTTCCGGCGCACCGAATTTTCGAGCAGCTGGGCAATCTTGCCGCTGACCGGACTGAAGTCCTCGACTCCGGCGAGCAGCCTGGCTATCGTCTCGTCAAAACCGGACTTGTCTATGGTCAGCGTGATGCTCATCTATGCGCCACCTCAAAAGGGTGTTTAAAACCCGTTTAATTTTCTCTGTGCCTTTCGGTCCACCCCGGCGCCGGACAATGAGCCGGACCACCATAAAAATCGCTTACAGGGCATTCTCGGCGTTTTTGCCTGCAACTGACCAAACTTGCTTTTTTGTCCGCCGTGGTTTATATTTTTCGTATGTCTTCGTGACATCCTTAGGCGCGTGCATCGAGGGGGCCACCCTGCCGCAACAGATGCATGCGTACCGGTCAGTGCGCCTGGCCGGTCAGCGCTTCGGATAGAGCAGCAGTCCCAGCCGCTGCCGCTCGGCATAAGTCAAATCGGCTCCACCCTTTTTCATGGGGATAAAGGCCGTCACTCCCTGGAACACCCCGTCCACCACCTCAAACACCGCCAGCCCGGCAATCGTCTTTTTATCCTCAGTCTTCCAGAGCGAAACATAGCGCTTGCTCAGGCGAACCCGCCCGGTTTGTCGATCCTGCTGCGGGGTCAACCAGATCTCATACGGGGTCTCGATCATCTCTTGCAACAGGGGGATAGCCTCACCGTGCCCGCCCTTGGCAAACTTCCATGCCTCGGCAGCACCCGGCGTCTTATCCACCAGGAAGCTCCGCAAGGTCATTATCACCGGCTCGCCTGCTCCATCACGGAGGACAGTCTCCTCACCGTACCGCTGGACAAACTCGCTTTTGTAAAACGCATCGTCCCTGCCGGTCGGCAGCAATGCCGATTCGTCCAGGTCCGAGACTTTTGCTGGCTGGACATTGGCCAGCGTCCGCCGACGATAATCGGCAGGCCCGGGCAATCCATCCATGGCCTGATAGATGCCACGATCCCGCCACTCGCCCATCCCGCCCCAGACCACCTTGCCGGGATGATGATCAAATCCCGAATCCGGCAGCAGCTGCTGCACGGTCATCTTCGCCCCGGTGACCTGGTTGGGGATCTCAATCGGACTGTCGGTTGGATCGGACGTCTCGACCTTCAGGCCCATCCGCTCCATTTGCCGCCCGGTGAGCGACAGGGTCGAACACCGGCAGCGGTAGCCGTTCGGCGGATACCATGTGTCCCAGAAGGGATGATCGAGCGGAAAGACCTTGCCGTCCATGGCCGCATGCGTCGGCCTGGTCCGCCGGTCATTGACCGCGTTGTACTGGAGATAGGGGAAGGCCTCGGCATTCTCCTTCTGCGTCTTATAGCGGCCGCTGTTGTAGGCGGTCTGTATGTTGGTGCGAAAGATGTTCTGCACCCGCCACTCCCGCTTGCCGGTCCAGCCACGGCGCTCGAAGATCCCGGCGCACTCTTTCTTGAATTCGCCGTAGCTGATCCCTTTGTCGATCGCCGCCTGCAGGGAGTTGAAGACCGTGGCCAGCTCGTCACCCTTGGCGATGCCGGAGATGCCGAAGGCGCGGATCTTCGCTTCGTCGGCAATTTTGGCGAACTCTGCCGGGCCGAGCTGGACCTTGTTGCGCCAGAACTCGGCGGCTGCCTCCATGGGCAGAGGATCGAGGGCGACGGTCACTTGCTTTCCTCCTGGGCGGTGTGTCTGCCGAACAGATCTGCGGCTAAGAGAGTCCTCGCCAGTACCTCTTCCAGTCCGACGACATCCAGCCCGGGATAGAGGGCCAGCAGCTTGTCCATGGCCTCCTCGTATGAGGATGCGTCCTGCACCGCCGCCATGATCTTCTCTTCGTTACCGGCAAGGGCCGATACCGCCTCTTTGATTACCTTTTCCGCGAGCGTTTCAAGCGCCTGCTGTTCTTCGGTGAATTCATCGTCCCTCGCAAAGGCCGCAGGCCGTTCCGTCGTCTGTCCGCTGACTCCATTATCCAGCTGAACCGGAATCATCTCTTCCCCGGCCATCTCCTCCGGGATACCGAACTTCTCCCAGGCCCAGCGTCGTGGCACCTGGCCGGGCATAGCCTTGATGGCCTTGTCGGCTACCTCCGCCCAGGCGGTGGGCGGAACGTCCTCATCCACCCACTTGAACTTGGGAGAAACTATCTGAGCCCCGACATTGAGCTCGGTGATCCAGGCGAAAAGCCGGTTCATGACCCGAGCCACCAGCTTGCTGTCGGCCTCGACGATCTCGCCGCGCAACTCGCTGTGCGTTTCGGTGGCCGCCCGAGAGCCGCCTTTCTGATCAAGCTCGGTGGACAACGTCTGGCCGACCAGGACCTTGCTGATCTCGGCATTGCAGACGGTGATCAGCCCGGCATGGACATCGGGGGTCGCCCCCTCCAGCCCTTTAATATCGACCTCGGCATCCTTGGGCAAAACCGCTGCCGCGTCCATCACCAGCGCCACCAGTTTGTTCAACAAATCCCGGCGCTGGGGTTCTTCGGCGTTGCCGCCGAGTTTGCCGATGACCCAGGGGATGCCGTATTTTTCACCGAGCGTCACCCACCATTTGAAGCCATTGTGCTTGAACAGGTAGGGCCAGTAGCAGCGGGACAGCAGCGCCTCGCCATAAGGGTTGTCGGTGCTGGCCATATGGGTGGCCATCAACACCTTCCGAGCCGGGAAGGGGACGCCGTAACCTTGATCTTCGGTCGTCAGCAACCGCCATTCAATACCGGTATGGATCAAGCGCCGGTTGGGGATATCGCGCAGGAACTCGGGCAGCCAACTGCCGTCCCTGTACTGCCAGACAACCTCCAGCGCCCGGTGGCCGCGCAGCGCCGCTTCCTGCAGGCAGCCAAGGCTGTTCTCCAGCGGATACTCTTCATGCTCGGCCATCGCCGCCAGCGCCAGGGTACAGAGCTCCGCCGCCCGCTTCTCCAGGGCCGAATCGCCACCGGCATCCACAACCCACTCCCGCCGCAACATACCGGACCGCCGGTCGATGACCTTGCTGATCACATGGCCATCGGTCATCACCTGGTCATAGACCAGATGACTGAGCCCGGCCTTGCGCAAGACCTCATCGGGGTTCGGCAGGGCCGACAAGCCGAGGACAAAGTTTGGGTCGCTGGTATGGTCGGCTATCTGGCGGAGCAATTCGTCGTTGTTCATATTTTTTTAATACCCTCTTACTACTCTGCTGGCCGGGACGGATGCGCTCTCCGGCATGAAGGTCCATCCATCGCCACCGCCTTCCTGGTATGTTGAGTACCAGGCCATAGCTCCGGCTACACCGGTATCACCGTGCCTCTTCGTCTTGTCCTGCCCGGTGTTCTTGGTCTCCGGCAGCTTGGCCACGCCCTTGATGATCTTGAAGGCCCTGTGATCCTCAATGACATCGGCATCCAAGGGCAGCATCCAGCTCTTATCCTCAAAGGCAGTCTTATACTTCGGCATATTCTCCCGGTACCAGGTCTCTGTAAGCATCACCTGGGAGATCTTCTTTGGGCCGTACTTCTGCATCGCCCGCTCGGCCAGATACTGACCGTTACCCCTGGCGTCGAATGCCCCGTGGTGGAACCTCACCAGCCTGTCGATGATGAAAAAACAAATTTGCTCCTGCTGCCGAAACGGCATATTGCGCAGCTCAAGAGAGAACAGCACACGCCAGCTGGCGGCCTGTGTCTCTTGAGCGGGCAGCATGATCGTCAGGTCACCGGTCCGGGCAAAGTCCTCACCGAAAACCGTCTGTCTCTTCGGATCAAGGCCGACCAGGAGCGGGCCGAGGGTATCCCCGCACCATTCCTCCACTAGCGAGTAGCGATACGCATCGCTTTTCTCGTTGAACTCGTCGGTCTGTTTGTAGCGGATCACCTTGATATCTGCCGACATGCAGCCCACGATCATCGGTCTGGTGAGGTAGGTGCCGGAGCCCTGGGACGGTATGCAAAACAACTCTTCGTCCGCGCCACTGCCATACTGGGCGATAATTGTCGCCCGCCATGCATCTTCCGCCTCCTGGCTCCATTCCTTGCCGAGTCGCAGGCAGATCCGCTCATACAGCCCTTCCCCCAGGGCATCGTCCAAGTCCACCCGATGCAGGCTGTAAGGAATGCGCCCAGCGCGGATATCGTTGATGATCTCGTTAAAATAATTGGCGTCGCCATCGTGGGTGGAGATGATCACCACCCTGCCGCCCCACATCAGCAGGGCCATGGCGGCTTTGATCAGCTCGCCCAGGTTGTCATGGAAAGCCGCCTCATCGATCACAACCTTGCCCTGCTTGCCGCGCAGGTTTGAGGGCCGGCTGGAGAGAGCGACGATCTTGAAGCCCGAGGCGCAGCGAATACGAAAGGCCAGGATATCTTTGTCTTCATCCTTGAGAACGAACTCTTCCACCGCCGAGGCGGCTTTCTGGTAATGCTTGAGCCAGTCGCCGCAGTCCTCGACAAACTCCTGAGCCATGTCCTTGTTGTAGCCGATATACCAGACGTCCATGCCGCTCTTGCTGGCGGAAAGGAGCGCATCGTCGGCAGCTTCTGCCCATGATATGCCGATCCGCCGCGATTTCTCCATGAGCTTTACCGGGCTGTCATCTTCCAGCCAGCGCTGCTGGTAAGGCAGCAAGGCCATCGGCGCCCGTTTCGATCTGTCTTCTTTGAGGTAACCGGCCATCAGTTCTTCAACCCCAGGATCTGGCGGCGAATCACTTCCGCCGCGTCATCCGACAGACCACCTTTGCCTACGGTTGCTTCATCTGCCGGGACATATTTGCTCTGCAGCTGTTCGATCATCTCAAGAGCAGCCTTGGTGTCCTTGATGGCCGCGAAGGAAAGATCGCCGGGCCGCGTCAGCATGTTGTTAATTTTGCTCTGGACGGCCAGCTGCAGGGCGTTAACGGCATCGGCAGAAGTTCTGATAACCGTGGATGGTTCTGCCACTGCCTTTGTATCCTGGGCCTGACCTTCCTGGCTGCGCTCCCGCGCCTCCTGATCGATAGTCCTGGCCGAGCTCACCAACGCCGAGAAGGCATATGCCTTCTGCGCATCCTCGGTATTGATCACCGATTCGATCAGCTTGGCCTTGGCCAGCATCACTCCGCGCCTGACCGAGGTCTGGGCCTGGCGATATTCACGGCGGCGGTCGGACCAGGCAGGCACGCTGTCCAGGCCCCAGCGTTTGAGCTGGGAGATGGAGACGCCGGTGGTCTCGGCCACCTGCTCAAAGGTGCGGCCGTCGATGATATACAGCTCCTCGGCGGCTTCGCGGACCTCCCATGAGTAGGCCTCGGGACTCATGTGATCCCCAAGGCCTTCTTCATCGCGGCGATCTCACCGATCAGGCCGAGATAGTCGGTATGTTTGGCGGCCAGCTCCACGGCCTGGACGGCAGCCTGTTGGGGTTGCATTTCTTCGATCTTGGCAAAGGGCGGAAGCATCGTCCGCACGGCCGAGACATCGCCGTAGATTGACATCTCCAGGCGTCTGGCCTCCTGTTCTTTTTCCGCCAGACGACCGCGGACGGTCAATCTTTCAGTATCAAAACTCATTGCTTTCTCCCGTTGCGGTCTGAAGTCCAGATGCCGATCAGTTGGTCGAACTTGTGGGAGAGACTGGTCACCGCCTGGGTGTTGAGATACACCAGGTTGGTCATGTCGCCGGCTGTATTCTCCCAGTTTTTGACGAGATAGACGTTGTTGTCATACTTGGTCGCAAACTCGGCGTGCTGCTGGTTGAACATCGCCACCATCGCCTCGAAGCGCCTGTTGTCCTGTTCGTTCTTGGACCTGATCTCGTCCTTCAGGGCTGACATCACCCCGACTACCTTGAGCACCGCCACCAGGCCGAGGATCGGCGGCACTACAAAGATGCAGAGCAGCACCGTGCCCACGGTCCAGCCGTTTGCAGCCGTAAAGAATGTGGCAATTGCCGTGATTACCGCTGGGTCCATTAAGGTCTCCTCTGACGTTCAAGTTGTTCGGCGCATCCAACACAGTGCTGGACGCCGGGTAAATATGTTCTCCTGGCCGCGGGGATCTCACCGCCGCACTCCAGGCAATGGGTGCGGGAATCGCCCTTGGGCATCCGCTCTTTATGCTGCGCCAGGGCCTGCCGCCGGTAGTAGGCGTCCAGCTCCTGGGCACGGTCAAACTGATCCGCCATCTACAGCCGCCATTTCCACAGCAGCTGCTGGGCAAGTCCGGTCAGGGCCAGAGCTAAGGCCAGCGTGCCGGTGTCCCTATAACCATAAGACAACAAGGCAATACCCACTGCGCCCAGCACGGCCACACCAGCAGCTACCAGCCATGTGGATGTCAGCCATGTTGTCAGTCCTTGCATTTGCCCTTCTCCCTGGTGGTGAGTTGATCGAAAAGCCGCTTGATCTTTGGCGCATACTGGATGGGTTCGGTGGCGTAGCGGCTGGTGATTTTCCATCGTCTATTCCAGCCTTTCATTTGCCTTCCCTTAAAAAACGGTGGTTGCCGACTTCCATGACAAAGGTCATGGACGCGGCCCAGTAGGGCGGCTTGTTGCCGACCATGCCCCGGATGGCGTAATAGTGGGTGGCTCCGTGCAGGGTATCGCCCGCCAGCCATTCCTCGTGGGCGTCATGGACGTTTTCCATGACCGAGGCGAAGGCCTGGATATCCTTGATCCACACCGCCGGGTCCTTCAGGCCGTTATTGAAGCAAGAGAATTGCTTGCGGGCCTTGACGATATCAGCGACCGGCCAGCCCTTGGCCTTGGCCCGGTTGAGGATCACCTTGACCACAGCCTTCTGGCCGGGATCGCTTTCGCCCCTGGCCTCGTGATACGTGGTCAGTGCCAGCCAAAACAGCGTCTTGATAATCAT